ATGTGAGTGATTTTCCAATGTGCAATTTTATTTTCATTCTTTAGATATAAAACTTCCATTATACAATCACCTTTATAATCTTTTCTCTATCTCCCATAGTTTTTGCAGATACGCCTTGCGCCATTCTACTTGTCTCAACAATTTGAGAAAGAGAAATTTTTATTGTATTAAGATTTGAAATGAGAGTAATTTCTTTATCTTCATTTGAGAGAGGAAGAAAATAAGCCATCTCATCATCATCTTTTAATTTCTGCATATACACGCCCTTAGTCGCGCGGTTGGCAAGAGAACATTCACTATACGGAATTTTCTTTGCAATACCATTTTTAGAAACAGTAAATATATACTTTGTATTGTCAGGAATGAGTTGAGTGCAAACGACTTCGTCTTCGTCATTTAATTTAATGCCGCAGACTCCTGAAGTTGCTCTTCCTGTTGCATTTACTGATTCTATATCTATTATAATAGACTTTCCTTCTTTTGTCAAGAATTCAAGTGGCTCATTATTCGCAAAATGAATTCCGACAAGTTCATCTCCATCTTTAAGTTTTACGGCAATGATGCCTTTACTCTTGCGGAATTTATATTCGGATAGTGACGATCTTTTGACGAGGCCGCACTTCGTTGTGAACAAGATAGAACTGTATTGCGACATCTTATTGAAAGCGAGGATACGAACTATCTCTTCTCCTGTACCAAGTTCAAATATCTCACTACAATTTATCTTTCCACTTTCAGGCAATTTTGAAAGTGCAACTGAGTACACTTTACCCTTATTAGAAAATGCTAAACACGCAGATGTATTAATGTCTGCAATAGAGTCAATTACATATTCTCCTTTTCCCATCTTGATGCGCGCGCCCTTACCGCCGCGTTTCTGGACAAGAAGCGTGGATTTTTCTTCTGTGTAAAGTGTACCACGATTTGAGAGATAGACAATGAGTTCTTTCTTTTCAATGGGTTCTTCATCTTCCCCATCAAAACTAAGATTCATTACTTGCGTTCTGCGCGCATCTCCATATTTCTTAGCAACCTCATTTAATTTTTCTTCAATTACTTTATTTAATTCAAGAGGAGAAGATAAAATCGTATTGATTTCATCAATTTTGCTAATCAAGTCTTTCTTCTCATTCTCAACTTTTACAGTTTCAAGGTTTGCTAATCTTACCAACTTAATATCAAGAATTGCTTTTGCTTGCTCTTCATTTAATCCAAATTTAGATACAAGAGATTTCTTGGCGCTCGCGCCGTCTAAAGAATTCTTAATAACCGCAATAACTTCCTCAATTCGAGCAAGAGCAATGAGAAGTCCTTCAACGATATTTAATCTATCACTATACTTCTGCTTATCATACTCTAAAGAACGAGTAAGAACTTCTTTTTCGTGGGTTAAGTGCGCAGACAACGCTTCTTTCCAAGAAAATACACGAGGACTTGTTCCATTATCAAGCATTGTCATATTAATACTATAATGGGACTGAAGGTCTGTATTTGCATACAATTCCTTTACTACTTGTTGCACATTCGCGCGCTTAGTTAAGAAAATCTTAATTTCTGGACTTCTTTTTGTTCTATCAACACACTTATCAATACCACAAGTAGGATTCTCTTTTACCATTTTTGCAATTTGTATACAAATATTACCAGTTGTTACTCCAAAAGGTATCTCGGTAACAATAAGACAATTCTCTTTCTCATTATACTCAATACAAGCCCTTAATTTACATGCTTTACCATGTCCGTTCTTTAAACTCTCTTTTACTTCTTCTTCATTTATCAGGATTGCGCCAGTAGCGAAGTCAGGCGCGCAGTAAAGTTCCTCAAAACTTGCATCAGGGTTATTTAAAAGTGTCACCAGAGCCGCATTAACCTCTTTCAAATTGAATTGAGGAATAGAAGAAGCCAATGCAACACCAATTCCTAATGTACCATTAACTATATTATAATATCCTAATGAAGGAAATACTGAAGGAAATTTTTCTGTATTATCATAATTATCATACCAGACTTCAATTCCATTCTTGTCAATGTTTTCAAAAAGATTTGCGCATAAAGGCGCTAATCTCATTTCTGTATAACGCGCCGCAGCCTCAGGATCGCCACATATTGTACCTACATTACCGCTAACATCTTCAAGTGCATATCTCATTGCAAAAGGTTTTCCCATGCGAATGAGAGTACCATATGCAGAACTATCACCATGTACATAAAAATGAGAAGTTCCCGCGCCTATGGATTTAGCACTTTTTTGATATTTGTGTTTCCAATCTATCTTTTCAATATACTGCGCATACATAAGTTGGCGGGCAGAAGGTTTTAAACAATCTCTCGCATCTACTAAGGCACGCTTTTGGATAACCATACCTGCATAGATTTTGAAATTGTCAGCTACCATTTGTTGTAAATCTATTGTTTTATCCATTTTCTACCTCTCTTACTTCTTCTTCAAGCCACTTTTTAAAAATTACTGCACAAACATCATCTGTGTCTGGTACACAAAAAAGGCAACCTTCACAACTCTTTTGAGTGAAACAATAATCACGCATCTCTTCAAAACTTGTATTTTTTACATTCTCATAATTAGTCATTATTGTTACCTCACACTTCTATTGTACTAAAATCTATATTATTAAATACGAAATCTTTTCTTGGTTGAACATTTTTACCCATTATGTCTTTAAGTAATTTAATTCCTTCTTCACTTGGAACGACTTGTTCTAATCTTTGATATTTTCCAAACATAGAAACTTCAACATCTTCTGCCTTCATTTCACCAAGACCTTTAAATCGAGAAATGTTACCTTTAACATTTTTAGGAAGTTCTTTATCAGTAAAATAATATTCAACTTTACTTCCATTTTCTACTCTATATAAAGGAGTTTTTAACCAATAAAGTCGTCCATCTAAAACGAATTGAGGACAAAGAGTATATATTAATGCAGTAATTAAAAGTGCTATGTGCGCGCCATCATCATCGGCGTCTACACATATACCAAGTTTTCCATATCTTAGTTTCTTTGGATTGTATGTTCCACTTGCAGTTATATTTAATGCTTTTAAAATTGCTTTTACTTCTTCATTGTCAAGTACGTCTTCTAATGGGTTAGATATTGCATTTATACATTTGCCTCGAATTGGGAGGATGCCATAATAGTCAACATCTCTACCTTGTTTTACTGCACCAGAAGCAGAATCACCTTCAGAAATAAGAAGTGTAGAGTTTTCTCCTAAAAATTCTGCATCACTTAATTTACCCATCATTAAGAACTTGTCTTTTGAAGCCTCATTCATTTCTTTTGTATGATTAAGAACGGCTTCTCTTGCTTTATCTGCGGCTGCCTCGGCTTTTGTCATTTTCTTCATAATTTCAATGATTTTATCAAAATCAGGCGTATTAGCAAATTCCTCTAATCCTTCTTTAAATGCTGCGGAAGCAAGGGTACGAAGACTAGGATTGTTTATTTTACTTTTAGTTTGGTTTGCAAAAGAAGGATTTGCGACTTTACAATTTATCGCAAAGACAAGTCCTCTTCTAATTAATTCTGGGTCGAAACTTTTACCACTTAATCTTTTAATCGAAGTAGTAATAGTTGTCTTTGCGCCAGTTATCGGGGCGCCGCCTTCTGGACAATAAAGACCATTTACAAATACATAAGATTGAGTAGTGTCTTTACTCCACATAAAAGCAATTTCCACTTCATCTTCATCATCTTTTGCAGTAGCAATTATAGGTTTATTCATAATTGGGTTTTGAACTTTGTCTGTGATAAAGTCGGCGATACCGTTTTTCGAATAATATTCTATTTCTCTACCAAATTCTCCATCTTCAAGATATTCTTTAATAACAAAATGAATACCTTTATTAAGATAAGAAATATTTTTTATCTCTTTACAAATTCTTTCAAAGGAAAATCCTTCTTCCATATTCTTAAAGACTTCGGGATCTGGACCAAAATCTATTAAAGTACCATTTTTCTCAAAATCTTTTCCTAAATCTTTTGTTGATTTCTCACTATAATTTTCAAGAATTCCTTTTGAAAAATGTGCAGTCGCAACTACACCATCTCTAATTGAACTAACGATAAAAAATCTTGAAGACATACATACCGCCGTACCACCAATACCATTAAGGCCCGACGAATTTTTGTAAACTCCCTTATCAAATTTACCTCCAGTATGACTTTCAGTATAAATTGCAACAAGATAGTTTCTTCCGTCTTTAATTCCGAATGGGACGCCACGGCCATAATCTCGAACAGATACATTATTATTTTTTTCATCAACAATAATTTCTATCTTGTCTCCATAACCCGCAAGCGCTTCATCGGTAGAATTATTGATAATCTCTTTTAATGCCTGATAAATTCCATCTGTATCGTCTGAGCCAAGATACATGGGTACACGAGAACGAATAGCATCTCTTGTCTCTAAATGTTTTATATTGTCTATATTATAATCAACACTCATTTATGAACCTCCAATGATAACCACCCGCAGTCTTTTGTTTACCTCTACAGCAACGACTAATGGTTTCTCCCGAAATACCTGTTTTTCGTTCAGCATCAGAAAGACTTTCATACTCAATTTCTGTTTCAATACAAATTACTGGCTTACGATGTTGTGCTAATTGATTATTTCTTATTGCTTCTGGAGTTTTCTTTTTACCTGTTAATGCTTTAGATATTGCCTCACAATGTTCTTTACTATGTGGGACGCCTTTTCGTGTTTCGCTCATTTTGTCTTTTGTTTCTTGAGAATGGAGTTTATTATCTCCTCCAGAATTAAGATTAAATCCATTTTCTATACTATTATATTTTTTTATATAATATTCTTCAAGTTTATTTGCTTCTTCTAATGTTAAATTATTCATTAAAATAGTATGAGAAAAATTTTCCCAACCATAATGTTGAATTGCATTATAAAATTTTCGACAATTTTTATAGGCACTAGGCTTCCAACGGTCTTTTATACTGTTTGTTTGGCCAATATAACATCTTCCATCGGGCAAAGCGTGCATGTAAATTACCCAATCAGAATTTTCCAATAAATTTCACCTCTTTCTTTTTCTATACATAAATATTATACCAAAATCGCGCGAAAAAGTCAAGATTTTCTAAAAATAAAACTCCAAGTTTTAAAAACTTGGAGTCGCCTTTTATTTCTTTTATTTTATTGAACGATATTTCTCATTTCATTTGATTGTAAGTCGATTTGCGCGCAGTCAAATCCGTCAATTACTGTATCTCTGTTTGTATCTGCTGCAATAGCGAATAAACCTTCTAAAGTTCCAAAACCTAATGAAACA